TCTAGGTGTAGGATTTAATGATCCTACAGATTGGATTAGTACAGGCAACTATACGCTTAACTATCTAATCAGCGGAGATTTCCACAGAGGAGTTCCGTTAGGTAAAGTTACTGTGTTTGCCGGAGAATCTGGCGCAGGTAAAAGTTTTATCTGTTCAGGCAATCTAGTTCGTAACGCACAACAACAAGGCATCTATGTTATCCTAGTTGATACAGAAAATGCTCTAGATGAAAAGTGGTTACACGATTTAGGTGTAGACACTAGCGAAGAGAAACTTCTTAAACTCAACATGGCTATGATCGATGATGTAGCAAAAACCATTCACGAGTTCATGAAAGAGTATAAAGAAATGACCGAGCGTCCTAAAGTCTTATTTGTCATAGACTCATTGGGTATGTTGCTTACCCCTACCGATATCAATCAGTTTGAAGCGGGAGATTTGAAGGGCGATATGGGTCGTAAACCTAAAGCACTTACAGCACTTGTTCGTAATTGTGTTAATATGTTTGGTAATTATAATGTTGGTATGGTTTGTACTAATCATACATACGCAAGTCAAGATATGTTTGATCCAGATGACAAGATTTCAGGCGGACAAGGCTTCGTTTATGCAAGTTCAATCGTTGTTGCTATGAAAAAGTTGAAGTTGAAAGAAGACGAAGACGGTAATAAAGTAAGTGATGTTATGGGTATTCGTGCAGCCTGCAAGATTATGAAAACACGCTATAGTAAGCCGTTTGAAACTGTACAGATTAAGATTCCATATGAAACTGGTATGAATCCTTATAGTGGTATGGTTGATATGCTAGAAAAACAAGGTATCCTTGTACAACAAGGCAATCGACTAAAATATGTCGACCCGACTACTGGCGAAGAAACCTTATTGTACCGAAAAGAATGGAAAGATGATAAATTAGATATGATAATGGAAAATTATCATATAAAAATCACAACAACAACCATTCCTGAGGAGACAGAAGAAAATGTTGAATGAAACTCAAGTAGGCGACATCTGGTTAAACTTTGTTGAATACATAGATAAGAAACAATTAGAAACTGTAGCAGAACGTTATATCGATTTGCTTGCAGATTTTGGTGTCAGCGACCGTACATTGCAAAATGCCACCGGTGTTGACGAAATTCTTGATCAAGCTATTGCTTATTATCTTAACGAAGATGAAGATGCAGAGCCAGAAGACGAAGATTATAGAGAATTGGATTTCTAATGGGATGGTACTCTGAAGTTGCTAAGGATATTTCTAACATTCCCGATGCGGCATTATACTTTGAAGCTGAATTAATAGAAGCTAAGAAAGAATGCCACATTTCAGGCAATGTTGAACGTGCCGCGGCAGCAATGCCCGGCATAGTTGAACACAGGTTTGGACAATTACAAGAAATTGAAGCAATTTTAGAATATTTAAACATTGAATTACGCAGACTTAAAAGCCAACACTTTCGCAAATACTTAGAGAACTATCAACGTGCGCTAAGTAGTCGCGATTGTGAAAGATATTGCGAAGGCGAGGCAGATGTAGTTGATTTTGAAAAAATTATCAACGAATTTGCCTTACTACGTAACAAGTGGTTAGGTATTACCAAAGCACTTGACCAAAAACAGTGGCAAATTACAAATATTGTAAAATTGAGGGTAGCAGGTATGGAAGACGCAACCTTATAATTAATCTGCTCGAAATATCGACCACAGGCCTTAAATAATATTGAGGCCTATTTTTTTCTTTTCGGTTGACCTTTGAAGAAAGTTAGCATATACTTACACTATGACGACTGTTGATAACTTATTACTAAAAATTGTAAATCACAATGCACCCACTATAGAGGAAGTAATACCGAGTAAAGACTCTAGGGTGTTACGAAGCCTTGCTACCTCAATTTCCAGCCATTTTTTCATTACAGAAAACCAAAGTAAACTACTAATGAAAATTCTACGAGAAAATGGTAAAAAAATGACCGTTTTTTCCGAAGAAATTTTCACCGCATTAACCATTCCCACGTGGTCGAAAAATTTTAGAGAGATAGAACAGGTAAGAAAAATTTATATTTCAAAAAATGAAGACGGCGAATCGATCATTTTCATAGAATTTACCTTCAGTAGTGAAATTCGCAAAATTTTGCAAAATTTAGGTCAAAAATTAGATAACCTGGTTGCCACATCTTCTCAAAAAATATGGACATGCGACCTAACTGAAAAAAATATCGTAGGTCTGGTAGAAAATTTGAGCCAGAGAGATTTTACTATAGATGAAGTTATTAAAAATCACTATACAACCATAAAATCATGGTCTGAAAATGAAGTTAGGAACCAATTTTTAATAACTAACATGACCAATACAAATTTTCACAAAGCAATAACCGATGACCTTGGCATTGCCACTGAGATTGATCAAAATATCATAACCGATAGAAGTATGCGATATCAGTATTTTACAGAAAATGCAAAAAATCACGGTGAAACGCTAACCGAGGTAATTGCCTCCAGGTCACGATCTCGAATTTGGATTGATAAAAATCAACACTCGCTAAATGAGGTGGTTGCTAGTTTAGTAGAATTAAAAAGATTGCCAATGTTAGTGGTGTTTGATACTATAGTCAATAACAAGTACCTAGAAAATATGGAATTTTTGTCAGATGCCCTGAAAAAAAATGGTATTTTTGATGGGGTCGGTATTTACTTTAGATTACCTAATGATGACATGGGTAAAAAATTCAATAATTTTATTGCCGAACACAAGTACAATCAACAGCTAGATGAAACTTCAAAAGTAGCAGGAGTAATGAGTGGAAAAATCCCGAAATTTTTCTTAAAAAATGCCTGGAAACCTTTGAGTGTTATTACACTAGGTACTAAGATGGGACTACGTCACGGCAAGACGAGTGTATATGTTAATTGTTGCGATTGCATTGTAGAATGGTCAGAAGATGATACAATGTTCGATAAAAAGGTATTATTAAAATGACAGTAAAATTGGTAATTCGAGATGAGGTTAACATTAAATTTGAAGGGTTACCTCTTGAAGGTCGCAAAAAACTGACTAACACTTTTAAGTATGAAGATCCAACAGCAAGATATAGACCTGCTTATAAATTAGGTCGTTGGGATGGAAAAGTAAGTATGTTTGGCCTCGGTGGTAATGGTTATCTGAGCCAGCTGGAAAAGTGTCTTAGTGTCCTGTCTGACATGGATATTGATATCGATGAATTGGAAGATTTACGCACAACTCGTAAGATTGAATTTACAGAAGTAACAACACACTACTGGGCTGACCAAGGCAAAGTGTGGCCCAAAGGTCACAGGTTTGCGGGACAACCAATTGTATTACGAGAAGATCAAGTTGAGGTTGTAAACCGATTTTTTACCAATACTCAAGCACTACAAGAAGTTGCTACAGGTGCTGGCAAAACTATTATGACAGCAACATTAAGTCATTGTGCAGAAAAATATGGCCGCACCATTGTCATTGTACCTAACAAAGACCTAGTCGTACAAACAGAAGAAGATTATCGAAATGTTGGATTAGATGTAGGTGTTTATTTTGGAGATCGAAAGGATCTTAATAAGACACACACTATCTGTACTTGGCAAAGTCTTAATGTCTTAGATAAGAAAAGTAAAAATTGGGATTTAGAAAATGCTATTACGCTAGCAGAATTTCTCGACGGTGTTAAGACTGTTATTGTTGACGAAGTACATATGGCTAAAGCAGAAGTTCTTAAGAATTTGCTGACAATTAACTTATGTAATGCGCCAATTCGTTGGGGACTTACTGGTACAGTTCCTAAAGATGCTTTTGAAGCAGAACCTATTTTTGCTAGTATTGGTCCAGTAGTTGGCGGCATCAAAGCACATGAATTACAAGAGATGGGTGTACTCAGTAATTTACATGTCAACGTACTACAACTCATAGATTTACCAGAATTTAAAACATATCAAGAAGAATTAAAATATCTTGTCACTAACAAAGACAGGATGACGTATTTTAGTAAATTAATTAAAGGCTTAGCAGAGACAGGCAATACATTGATCCTAGTTAATAGGATTGATACAGGCAAATTATTAACAGAAATGATCGAAGGCGCCGTTTTTATATCAGGTGAAGTTAAAGGCACTAAACGTGCAGAAGAGTACAAAGAACATGCAACAAATGATAACAAGGTTACTGTGGCGACTTTTGGTGTGGCCGCTGTTGGTATTAATATCCCTAGGATTTTTAATCTGGTATTGCTGGAACCCGGAAAGAGTTTTGTCCGTGTTATCCAAAGCATTGGCCGCGGAATAAGAAAAGCAGAAGATAAGGACTTTGTACAAATCTGGGACATAACTTCAACTTGTAAATTCGCCAAGCGCCACCTCACAACGAGGAAAAAATTTTACAAGGATGCCAAATATCCATTTACTTTAGAAAAAGTGGACTGGCAAAAATAAGGAATCATGCAGATATTAACATTAGATAACGAGACGTTTTCATTAAACAATTTACCAGAAGAAGTGGATGAAAACACTAGATTTGCGGTGCTAGACAATAGCAATCCAAATGAACCTGATTTCTTTTTTATGCCACTTATATTTCTGGAAAGCTTCAATGCTCCAGCAATGGTATTAAGAATCGGAGACGATGAAATTGCTATGCCGCTGGATTGGAGTATTGCTGTTGGAGATAGCACAGCCGCAACAGACATTGAAATTTTACCTTTAACTAGTTTAAATGATAGAGGATTTGAAGCATTGTGTTTTAATCCATTAAGTTCGTTTAGGGTAGAGTTTAAAAAGATAGAAATCGTAAATTTTTATAATGACGTCAAATGGTATTTTCCAAAGATGAAAAATGGACAATTACTAGCAACACCTACAAATTATGGAGATAAACCTAATTGTGCATATTTTGTAAAAGAAATTAGCAGACAAAGCGAAATTATTCAATTGGATAAAATATTATGACTTTAAAAGTAGCCTATTTTCAGCCCACAGTATTAGCTATCGATCATGTTCCTCCGGTAGAGTTTAGTCAAATTTACAGCCTTGCAGAAATACTACATAAACATCCTGAATTGAACGATAGCGATAATCCATTAATTAGTATTCGTGGAGGACAACAAATACAAGTTTATCCTAACGCAATAAACATCGATGTTACTTGGCTTATTAGCTGGCTCGAGACAATCTGCCAAGGTTATATGGAATTAATTACAGCACAATCCGGAACAGAAGATCTAAAGATGTGCAAACCTAAAGTTGTTAGTGTGTGGACTATTAGACAGCACGAAGGGGACTACCAAGAAATGCATAGTCATCCTGGTGGCCATCTTAGCGGGAACATTTATATTAGTTCACCTGAGCTTATAGAAAATAGTTTGCCAAGTGATGGTCAAATTTTATTTAGATTACCCCAAACAAAAGATGTTAGTAAATTTATAATGAACGATGTTTGGAAATACAATCCAACTCCAGGTACTGTTATTATGTTCCCAAGTTATTTGCCACACACTGTTTATCCATGGAAGGGAAATGGAGAACGGACTGTGATGGCATTTGATGCAATATTAGTTCCAAAGGATGCATGAAAATTTTAAAGAATTTTTTATCAGAAAATCAGCTGGCTACAGTTGATCACTTGTTATCTAAATCCGCTTGGGGGTTTGGATACATTAGCACTGATTCTAAAAAACCTATTTGGAATTTCGATAAAGATCAAAGTAAAGTTATTGCAGACATTGTATTTTCTAAGCTAGAAGGTTACGAATTAATCGATTGGCATATAAACGGACAAACACCTTTATTAAATGCAGCAGTTCACGAAGATACAGACTACGGCGCTTGTACTCATACCTTAGTATTTTTTCCTCACAGGTGGATGTATACTTGGGGCGGAAGATTACATATTTTTTTAGATAACCAAATAGCCGTTATTACTCCTGAAAAGAATCTTGCTGTATTGTTTGACGCAAGCAAAGCACATTATGCCGAAGCTCCTACAGAAACTATATTAAGAGTCTCGATAGGTCTAAAATTAAGGAAAATAGAAAATGGGCAATCTTAAACCAGGTGCTACTTATGTTCATGAACGTGTAGGTAATGTGGTGTATTCACGAGAATTTGGAGCAGATCCCAGTACTAGACAAGTAGCAGGCTGGGACTACTCTAAAGATGATCCTAAGTTTGATCCTCGTACTAAGGATGGAAGGCCATTGATCGATCAAATGCGGGAAGACCAGTTATGGGGAGAAATTCGGCGAGAAGCAAAAACCAATGTGACTTTACAACGAGCCTTAGATCGTGCTATAATGATATACAAACTAAGCAAGGAAAAACTCAGTGAGTGAAAAAGTCGAGTTAAAAGAAAAACTAGCAGCTGTAGATCAAAATGTTCGCGAACTATGGGATGCCATGGATCCTGAACAGCAAAAAGCTCTCAAAAATGAATTCTTTATTCTTAATAGATATGTCAGTAGTGTATCGGGACAATCTAGAGAAATACAAGAGCATTTTGTTTTAACAGTGAATGAATACTTTAACAAAAACTGGAGCCTGTTACAAAACCATCCTAAACTCATGTGGTTGTTATTATGCATGTGTAGTTATGACAGCAACAGGGTATTTTATCACGAATGGGTTGGTTATAAACGTAAAGCAGGAATTAACGGTAAAAAAGTTAAATTTTTATCCGACATTTATCAAAATAAAAAAATGGATGAAATTGAACTATTAAGCAAACTAATGTCAGATAAAGACATTAAAGATCTTGCACGGCAGCATGGAATGGATGAAGCTACGATTGCTAAACAGCTAAAATGATGGCTTTAATAAAACAACCTTATCTTTGTGGACATTGTGGCAAAGGCTTTATGCAAGAGAAAACTTTGTTTGTACACGTATGCGAACAAAAACGTAGGCATATGGCGAAAAAAGAGAAGCATGTAGTACTAGGGTTTGATACATTTCAAAAATTCTATAATCAAACCCAACCTAATTCCAAGCAGGAAAAAACTTATGAAGAATTTTGTAAAAGTCCTTACTATAACGCTTTTGTTAAGTTTGGCAGTTTTGTTAGTAACGTCAATCCTCTCTATCCGGAACGATTCATTGATTGGATTGTACGAAGCGGTGTCAAGTTGGATCACTGGTGCAGAGACGAACTCTATCAAGAATACGTCGTCGACCTTATCAGAAAAGAATCAGTTGAAACAGCATTAGAACGTAGTATCAGCCATATGTTAAGTTGGGCAAATGATAATAATGCACAATGGAATCATTACTTCTTATATGTAAGTTTAAGTCGTGCTTGTTACGATATTAAAGACGGTAAAATTAGTCCTTGGCTTGTGTTGAATAGTGCAAGTGGTAAAACAATGTTGCAAAAATTCAGTGACGAGCAATTAGGACATATACAAACTATTATCGATCCTCCTTATTGGATCAGTAAATTTAAAAAATTACCTGCCGACATAGAACTAGTTAGACAAGTGGTAAAAGAGAGCAATATATAATGCCAGATATTGATATTGACTTTGCAGATAGAACAAAGGCTTTGACTGTATTAAAGCATATCGATGCACGACTCGATAACGATAAGAAACATAACACAGGTGTGTATGTACAAAGCATACCTTTTAATCCAATTACAAAGCTAAGTACTATTGATTATAAAACAGCTGAAGAGAGAGGATATTTTAAAATAGACTTTTTAAATGTCAGCGTGTATGAAGGTGTTAAAAATAAACAACATCTTACAAAATTATTGGAGACAGAACCCTTATGGGATCTACTTTTAGAAGACGACTTCGTCAACAAACTCTTTCACGTCAACGGGCATGGTTCTATCTTGAGACAGGTCAAGCCTACCTCGATAGAACAATTGGCCGCAGTCTTGGCCATGATTCGTCCCGCGAAACGTTATCTGATTGGCAAAGACTGGACGACAGTAATGACAGAGATTTGGACCAAGCCAGAGAGTGATGACTACTATTTTAAGAAATCACATGCTGTTGCCTACGCACATGTGATAGTAGTACAGATGAATTTATTGTGTGAACAATTAACGGGGCTTGCGGAGTAGCTGTACACTTTTACGTTTAACACGTTTAAGTGTAAGGTTCATTAGGTTTACAACAGGTCCAAGAATTACACGGGTGTCTTTGCTATTAAGTGTTTTAATGGCATAGGCAAACGGGCCTATTTGATCTCTACAAAAGATGTTGATAGGAAATTGACGGTTTGATTCCCACCACCAAGTTTCACCTATTTCTAAGAATAGCGTTTTTTCATCAGGGGTTTTAATAGCGTTGAGATCGTAAAAGCTAGTAACAAACTGATCTTGGTTTATTATAATACCTACATATTCATCATCGCCATAATTGATCACGCTGATAAAGGGTAAATTTTGTTCTATATCGTCTCTTAGTTTTGCCATAAATACTTTATAAAGGTTCCTGCCCAATGCAAAAAGTTCAAAGTTATTTATATCCTAACAGAGTTATAGTTATAGCCGATTTGGCAGGATTCACCGTGGAGAATACAGTCGTGTACGCAAAAACAGTAAAAATTTATAAAGGCGTTGATAACGTCATTCAGTTCGATGTTCAGAACGCAGATCAAAAACGTCTCGACTTAATTACTACTCCTCTTATAACTGGCATACAAATGAATGTTATGGATACAAATGGATATGCTGTTGGTACCTATACCGTAACACCACACACAACAATTAAAGGAATTGGAATTGTTACAATTCCAGCAACTGCGTTAGCCAATATCCAACATCAATTTTTAAAATATAGTCTTACAGCAACAGATGGTTCAGGTAACCATATTCCGCTTTACACGGACAGTAGATTTAGTGCTGTAGGTAAAATTGATGTAGTGGAAAGTGCTATTCCTATAGATAAACCAACAACTATCTATGATAGATTTAGCGGTGAAATTAATTATATGGGTAATGTAATTAATCATTCAAGTGCATTCCAATGTAAATTTTATGAAGCTGTAAAAACTGAATCAGTTTCTTTTACAATTGATTATACTGGATTTTTAGGAACCATTTACGCAGAAGGAACTAAGGATAGCACTATTAGCGTAGAATCTTTTAGAGATGCAGAACATTTGTATCCAATCACAACAAGTGTTAGAACTACAGGATCGACAACAATTACAGTTCCTATCAACGATTTCAATTATATTCGTATTAGCTGGCTGTATCCAGATATTTGGGCATTAGGTTCCCAGATGAATACTAATCCATACGGAACGGTTGATAAAATTACCGTTAACTATTGATCTTTACTCTTTAATCCGTTATAATAAGGCATGAGCCTAATTGCGGACACACTCCTAACTTACTTACCCGGAAAGCGTAAACAAACTCCAAGTGGTTGGATCAGCTTCAATGCGGTCTGCTGTAGCGATGACAGAGGTCGTGGTGGTTTTATTGTCAATGGCGGCGATGCTGTTAGCTATCACTGTTTCAATTGTGGGTTCAAATGCAGTTGGCAACCAGGCAGACATATAAGTAAAAACATGAACAAGTTCATGCGGGATTTGAGCATTCCGGATGATATAATCAGCCAACTGAGATTGGAAGCATTAAGATTAGATGATAATTCTTCTACAACAATTCGAAATATAATTCCCAAGTTTGATATTAGAGCATTGCCGATGGATAGTGTTCCTGTCATAGACTTGCTGAATGATCCTCCAGAAAAACTTATACCCGTATTAGAATACATGGTAAGTAGAAAACTTTTTCCTGAAGATTTTCCTTTCTATTGGACTCCTAAGATTGGATTTAACAACAGACTCATTATACCGTTTTATAAAGACGGAGCCTGTGTGGGATACACCGCTCGTGCAATTAATGATGCCAAGCCTAAATATTTGTCTGAACAACAACCAGGCTATGTGTTTAATTTAGATAAACAACAAGATGATCGCGAGTTCGTGATTGTGTCGGAAGGACCTTTTGATGCACTAAGTATTGACGGGTGTGCGTTGTTAGGAGCGGAAATTAAAGATAGTCAAAACTGGCTATTAAAACAACTGGGCAAGGAAATTGTTCTAGTTCCAGATAGGGATCACGAAGGTCCAAGAACCGTAGAACAAGCAATAGAATATGGGTGGTCAGTTAGTATGCCTGACTGGCCTAGTGGTATAAAAGACATTAATGATGCTGTAATTGAGTTGGGCAAACTTGCTACACTATGGTTAATTGTTTCAGCTAAAGAATCAAATAGTTTAAAAATACAATTAAAAATGAAGAAATGGTTTAAGGAATAATATATGGCACAAAATATAAATTATGGTTATGAAGTACAAAAATTGTACTTAGAAATGATGTTGAGCGATGCAGAAACTTTTGTGCGTTGCCAATCTATCTTTGATCACACATTGTTTGATCGCAAGCTACAAGACTCGGCAGAGTTCATTAACAAGTATGTTGAACAGTATAGTGTACTACCTACATTTGACATTGTAAATGCGTCAACTGACCAGAATTTGAAAGTTCCAGAAGGTGTCAAGGAAGCGAACTATGATTGGGTCTTAAATGACTTTGAGACTTTTATTAGACACAAAGGACTCGAAAGAGCCATCCTTGAAAGTGCTGACTTGTTGGAAAAAGGTGAGTATGGTCCAGTAGAAGAAAAGATCAAGAAAGCGGTACAGATCGGCTTACAACGTGACATGGGTACTGATTATTTTGAAGATCCTCGAGCACGTCTTGCCCGCATTAAAGATAAGAACGGACAAATTTCGACAGGATGGAAAAGCATTGATGATAAACTTTATGGTGGTTTTAATCGCGGTGAGCTTAATATTTGGGCTGGTGGCAGTGGTGCTGGAAAATCTCTTTTTCTGGCTAATCTTGGTGTCAATTATGCTCTTGCTGGACTCAACGTACTATACCTTACATTAGAGTTGAGTGAGGATTTGGTCTGTATGCGTATCGATGCAATGACCACCGGTATACCCACAAGAGAGATTTTTAAGAACATCGATGACGTTGAGATGAAGGTCAAGATGATTGGTAAAAAGTCGGGAAATCTTCAGGTAAAATACATGCCAAGCGGTAAAACTGCCAACGACATTCGTGCTTACATGAAAGAGTATGAAGTCAAAATGGGACACAAGATTGACGTGTTGTTAGTTGACTACATGGACTTGATTATGCCGTTGAGCAAGCGTATCAGTGCTGAAAACTTGTTTGTTAAAGACAAATATGTATCCGAAGAATTGCGAAATTTAGCGGTAGAAAAGAACTGTGTGTTTGTAACTGCGGCACAGCTGAATCGTGGTGCTGTTGAAGAAGTTGAGTTTGACCACAGTCATATCTC